CTACTTTTCAATTATATTATACACGCATTCCTGTACAAGTGTACCCATGTCGTCAATATTAACAGTAGAAAATCCAATAAATATGGCGGGTGTATCAAAAGGTAGTTCTTCAGCTAAAAAACTTACCTGATCATGCCAAAGGTCAACGTGTCTTACCTCTTGTAAATTACCTTTAATTTTATCGGCTATTTCTTTATATAATTCAGTCCAATATTGCATAATATTAATTTATTTGTTTGTCAATTAAACAGCGTTTAAATATCAATTAAATATCATTTCAGTTTTTCAGTTTCGGATGCAAACCAATCTTCAAATTGCTTGAATAGAGTTTTGCTTTCACCGATGTATTGTCTCTTTGGCATCTTAATTTTACTACCAACTTCCATAAGGGCCATGTTCCGGCAATATTCGGCCTTAGCATTTAAGCGTTGATTTTTTGCCGAGTTTGAAGTCTTACCACCCTTTGTTTTCTTGATGCTACCAGCAAATTGAAAATATTTAGCCCACCAGAATTTTTTCATCTTGGCAGTGACTGTTATAATTCCACCATCGTTGTGTATTTCGGAATATTCAAGATCGGAACCAACGCGCACTTTTTTTTCACTTACCTCTAAAGGGCGGACACTCTGCATTAGATTCATTGTATTGCTACCTTGGCCGCCTATCAGTACCTTTTTACCACCTAATGGGCTTTTTCTATCTAACCACTGATGAAACACATCGTCTGTAAATCCACCCTTAACAAAACTTTCTTTGAAGAACTTTTGCGACTCAATAGCGACCATTCTTGGTCGTTGGCGGATGATGTTCTTGGCCGTCAATTTAAAATTGGGTACTTTGTTTAATTTTGACATTCTGAAAATATTCCTTAAAATGCTTGTTATTAGTTATATTAAGCATTACATTTGTAATTCAAACGGTTCAAAGCCCGCAAGGACTGAGAATCTCCAAAATGAGCAATAAGCCCCTAAGTTTATTGCTCATTTTCTTTTATCTTTTCCAAAGCCGAAAAATCACCCGATGTAATTTGTTTGCGTGTAATCTCGGCAACTTTATCTCCATTAATAATAACCACTCTTTGTATATTGGTATTTTGAGTACCAAGGCTACCAGCTAACAATCGTTTTAGTTCTGAAAAATCGTTTTGTTTACTTAGATCAAGTATAGCATAATGTGCACCTTGTTTGTTTGCACTTTTCAATCTATTCTTAATGAAGTTCACAAAGCTACTCTCTCCGTCGAAAGTTTTCAGATCACCTAACATTTTACTTTTTCCGATTGCAAGTTCCGGATTCTTTTGTCCGTTAACAATTCCGCCTTCTATGTGATGACGAATAAAAATATCCTTACCCATTTCTTTAGCTAACTTGCGTGCGGCTTCAATATTTTGTTCTAAATCTGATACATCGGCAAAGTCGTTAATATAAACATTATTATCACCGGATTTCATGACTTTGTTATAGGGTAAATATGCTTTTGTGAGTTCTGCTTGTTTGCGAATTTCGAGACGTACTTCTTTACTTTCTACTTTTTCATTATAACTATTATTATCGTTGAATATCTCGCCGGTCTTTCCCGGATTACCTGACCATTGCGGGTCGGGTGTATAGTCGGGTGTGAAATTGGTTAATACCTCGCGTGTTTGCTCCCACCAACAACGACAATTAGGGTCTAGCGGCGTCATGTGTTCATCTAAGAAAGGGTCGTCGATGTCGACAACCATACCCTCCAACGCAAAATGCGCCGGGCGTACATCTTTATCGTTCATTGTACGGAATTTTACACGCTGGTAAATATCCTTGTCTAAAATCCAATCTTGGAACTGCCGGGCCGCTTGTGCCGAACGTGCCGACCATGCCGCCTGTACATTTAGATATTGCCCGTTTTGCAGGTCTAGGTATTTCTTTGCTTCCTGTTCATATAGTTTTTTACTATCTATCGAATCACTCAGCGTTTGTACTTCATTTTGTTGCACATGGGTTTTAGTGGCTGAAAATCTTAATAAGTTCTCACGTATCTTGCGGGCGATCTCATCAGTATAGTAATCCTTACCATATCCATTTTGCGCGGCCTTATTCAATCGGTCGTATGTCTTAAGGATAAAATCCTTATTTAGTTCTTCCGGCTTGATTTCGCCCCGTCGTATTTGTTCTATCAAATCATTGATAGCATTATCCCATGTGGCGGCATAAATAAGCCCCACGCCCTCCAAAGGAGGAGCCATCCATGCGTAAGGGGCTAATGACGAAAAACTATTTACCTTACTCTTTTTTTTTTGAGTGTCGTCGGTTTTGGGGTCTTCCGGTTCCGGGGGCACTTGCCCTATAGCGGCCTTTAATTTTGTAATTGGTAAACCTGTAATTTTGACAAGTTCTTCAACATTAAATTCAAAATATTGAGATAGTGTACCCACCGCTTCCAATACTTCTTTCATTGATAAAGTTTCGCTCTCATCATATTCAAAAGTAAGGTTTGCCAATGGAGCATAAACAGGGCTAAGTTTAACAAGCCGCGGCATTACCTCTGAATTAAAATAGTATTTGAAAATTAGTTTATCAACTTTGTAACGATACTGCAAAATACGTTCTTGAACCTCGGCGGCACCGACAAAAGACTTTTCATCTGTAAGACCCGAACTACCAAGAATACGCTTGCTTATTTCTTTATCGCAAATGTCAGACATAAGCGACTTAAAAGTATTATGTGCATCCACATTGTAACCTTGGGGCGTTTCTATTTTCTCATTGCCTTGTAGAACTGCAAAATGATTCATTCGGAAATTTTCGAGCATTTCAAAAAGTTCATCACGCCTTGTCGAATCCATTCGATCTGTAATAGCAAAAATAGGAGGTACCCCGAATTTATCTATATAGGACATCCACGAACCAAGGCCTAATTTTTTAGCAATAACAACCGTTGCTAGCCCCGATAATATTCCAAGTTCCCAATCGCCGCCAACTTGAAAGTAATAGTTTTTATAAACGCCCTCTTTGTAACTTGTACCTTCAGTGTCATATTCTTTATCTATGATAATACCCTTTTGAGGTATGAAATTAGATTGCGGAATTTCTGACACTCTCGCTAGTTCGCCCTTTTCGTTTATATCGTACATTTCAATAAGTTTAACCCCGTCGAATGTATATGATAAAATATGTTTTGCAATTTCGAGGTACCACGGTCTTTCGAGCAGTTTTTTAGCTTGAATATCCTCATTATTATCGCTATCAACCAATTTAAAAGGGGCGCATTGTACAGGCATGATGCGGTTTTCGATACAACTCATCAAATGGCCGTCTAGCGACATATTTTGCCGAAATCGCAACCAACCACCAAGTCTGGGATTGTCGGGGTCAGTAGCCGCCATGATAGCGTTAGACCAATCCCTTATCTCTTTACGTGACATGTTAGATGCTTGGCGGGTATAATCTATCTTTTTACCAATAGATCGCTTGTGGTATTCATTAAAAACATATAAGTTGCTGGCCTTGGATAATATCCATGTGGACGCTTTATCAATTATATTCATATTGTATCAAATAAAAAAATCATCATTAGTAGTGTTTCCATACATGAGTTTAGCCGTAGAACCGGAGTCGCTGGTTATTTCGGGTAAACCATCTAAGGTTTGCGCCCCACTTTGTATGTTCTTCAATATTTCTTTCGCCTCTTTATAGATGTCAGTGTAATCGTCGGGGACTTTACGTGCGGCATTACGGCGAACGGCGCGATATACAACAATCATTGCAATGGCTTGCACTAAAACTGCATGCCTTAAAATCGGGTCGCCAAATATTTCTGATGTTTTATATCTTCCGGATATATACGAAGTAGCAAAAGCAATCGCCTTTTCTTCCAATCCTGTAAGTATATTATCATCCAACTGCAAACTCTCGTCTAAAAGTCTTTCTTGAATAACTTCTACTATATCTTCTTTTTCTAAGTACCTCATGGCATATTGTATTTATGTTTCATGCGGCCCGTGCGATATGTTTTATCACCGGGTTTTGTTTTACGAACTGGAGCAACGTATTTTTCGAGTGCAGATAATGCCTCTCTATCAGCATCGGGGCTATCGTCGTGCTCAGTGCTGCCCTCCTCGACGGCGCATAATTGCATTACGGCAACTTGTGTGTCGTTGTGGCTTTTAAGCCTGATATTGTAATAAATACGTCCGTTTTTATAATACGGTACCATGGTAAGCATACGACCCAATTTGTTGACTTTGGGTGTATCTACTTTCATCATGTTTAGAGTAACATCGTTTCGGTCCTCGGCCTCATCGATGTTACGTTGTACTTCTTCATTCCAAAATTGTGACTCATATTGAAATAAGACATTGACGCCTATTGGTAAAGACTTTTTAAACTCACACATCCAATCGCATGGGAGTTTCATTTTTGCTTGTTTGACAAAGCAGTCTATTTTCCAAAACTTGTTATTCTTGCATACACCCCATGCTTTAACTGCATTATAATCACTTGTATCATTATCAGTATATGCAATATCCCAATGAACAATGATCATTTTGAAATCAAGCCAATCGGGCAATTCCGCCCATTGAATATCATCCTCGCTAAAATTTTTACCCTCTAGTTTTGTTTCGTGTAGATATTCAGCATAAGCCGCTGGCAAGCCCATATCCTGCTCTTGCTCCTTATAATATTGAGCCGTGTAATACTTCCATGCCGGTTTGTGTGTAACCTTATTATAGGCTTTAACCTGATGCACTTTCCAATGAGGGTGTTTTTCCTGTAATATAGTTTGTGTCATTACCCGTGCAAACTTATTATTTGCATATAATACACGGCGATGATGTCCTGTCATTGTCGGTATAATATCACGCTCTATTATTTCGGCTTGTTTACGCATCCGTTTATGATTAGATATCGTGTCGGGCGTTTCCAAGTCATCAATTACCCAAAGAGTCGGGCGACGTTGTTTTACACGAATACCCCGCACTTTCTTTTTTGTACCGAATGCCATACCAATAAATCGCTGATCTATTGTTTTGAAATTTCCAACCGTCCAATCACCCTCACATTTTTGTTCTCCAAAGTCAGAAATTAAAAGTGGGTTTCCCTCCAATTCTGCTTGTACATCTGAAAGCAGTTCCTCGGCTCTCTCTTTACTATCAGACATAAGGCAAAAAAATACATCTTCTCCACGAATCCATAACCAAAGCGGTATAATCACATTACACCACACCGATTTTGCAAGGCCTCGCCCCCATTCTGCAAAACCTTTAAATAATGGGTCGCGTGCTACCATATTAGCAAATTCAAGTTGAAAGGCTGCACTTTCGGCCGTGGCATAATGAGGTAAGTAAGTTTCGACCATGTACTTCACATCCGTTTTAGCCCGTTGTATGCGGTTCATCTTATCGGCGAGGGATTCAAAGGCATTCACAGTTGTAGCCGTGCGTGCAATATCCAATCGCTTCAAATATTCGTCGACCTTGTCCTTATCTCTTTTCTTTTGTGTAGCCATTAGCCTAGTTCATTACTTTTTCGTCGCAAATGCAACGTTTGAAAATCAATAGTTTTCTCGAATAAATCAAAATTGTAGGAACGCAAGGCGGTGAATATATCATCGAAAACATCTACATATAGACCAAGCGTTGCTCCCTTTTCTTTGTTGAGTTCTGCCATAGCTTTGTTTTGATAAGACATATCATTAGAAATTTGATTTGCTTCTTTTCGGAGTCTCAATTCTAAATCTTTATCACTATTATCAATTGCGTCGTTTATCTGATATTCGAGGGTCAATCGTTTTTCAGATAATAGGCTTATGATGCGTTGAATGTTTTCGCGGGCCGTACTTGCCGCCGATTGCCTTGTTTTTCGGGCTTCTTTCCATTTACCATCCATTGCCCATTCTGACATACTTTTTTCAGTAACACCCAATAAAGAGGCCGCTTCCTTTTGTGTTTTGCCTTGCTCAACGACGAGCTCATAGGCCGAACGCCTTAATTTGCTGTAATCCGGCTTATCTGTTTTGCCTTTTTTCTTATCCATTGACTATTGAATTTTAAACAAAGATGCCTGTTTTGAGCATGTTCTAAAAGAATAAATGCAAGGGTTACATAACTATTTTACAGGAACTTATTCAATGATAATCTTTGCATAAACAATAGCACAGGAAGTGCACAATACAACAAATACAATCATTATGTAAATGGAAAAAATACCCTTTAATATCCACGCATCGACACAGGCTCAAACGGCCTTAATACGCATAACCGGAACAATCGGGTGGGATACTGATTGCGAGTTATTTCGCGCTCGTATAGACGCTATTGCTCAACAAGGCATTACAGACGCCCATTTATATCTTAACGGTCCCGGTGGGTCTTGTTTTGATGCGGAGGAAATAGTCAATATTATTAAAAGTGTATTTACAGGCAAAGTAACGGGCGAGGGTGGTGCGCTCGTTGCTTCCGCTTATACGCGTATTGCAATGGTATGCGAAACATTCACTATGCCCGAAAATGGCATGTTTATGATTCATAAGCCGGCCGGATATACCGGAGGTACAGCAGCAAAAATAGAATCGTATCTAAAACTTTTGAAAAATATTGAATCTCAATATATTGACTTATACACAACTAAAGCGACCGATAAAGCCGAACTAAATAAACAATGGGAGATCGGTGACTGGTGGCTTACAGCTAAGGAGGCTAAGGCAAACGGTTTTATAACCATTGTAAAAGAAAAAGCAAAAATCGACGCGGAAACAACCGCCTTAATATCGGCATGCGGTTGCCCTGAGTCCAAAATTCCAATTATAAATAACAAAAAAGAAGTAAACGAAATGGATTTAAAAACGATGGCACTTAACCTCGGTTTGCCCGAAAGTGCAACAGAGGTGGAAATTAACGCCGCTATTGCGAAAGGAAAGAAAGCGCAAGAAGATTTACAGGCGTTGCAGTTGGTTAATGAGCAAAAGGCAAAAGCGGACAAAGAGGTTAAAATAAAAGCCACTTTGGAAAAAGCAATCGGAGACAAGCGCATCACAGCAGACATGCGTGCGAACTGGGAAAAAATGCTTAATGCCGATTTTGATACCGCCAATGCATCTTTGACTGGATTATCTCCGGTGAAAAAAGTAAATGTAACTACATCATCGGCTGAAAGTGGTAAGTCAACCTATGAAGGTAAAACATTTGCAGAGTTGCAAGATGAGGACCCGGACGCGTTAGCCGAACTTGAAAAAAACGACCCCGAAGCATTTATTGCTTTGTATAATGCCTCTCTCAAAAAGTAATAAATAACTCTTATAATTCAAATAATATAATATGAGTACAACTTCAAACGGGCAATGGCTTAATCAATTTGTTGCCCCGCAACTCTTAGCAGAGTTCAAAAATTTCAAAGACGACTTTATTGGCGTTTTGCCCGGTGCACCAAAACAGGCTTTGACGGCCGACGGGATTCGGTTTAATAAGCTAATCAACAATGTTAACTTTTTCGTAGACAATACGGCTGAGTTTACACCTCAAAGAATGACGGGTGAAAAGACGTTTGTTGCATGGGAAAAATACGATACAGACCCAACAGCCGTGGATGATGCAGAAATACGTTACCTACTTTACGACAAACGTAATGTTGTGCGAACAAAGCATGCGGATACCATGAAAATGGGATTACGTGACCATGTGATGTGGAAATTATGCCCTGACGACGACAAAAATGCCAATATGCCGGTCGTTCGCACAACAGGTGGAGTAACAAATGGGCGTAAACGTTTATTGTTTAAAGACCTTGTGGAGTATTTGGAGATAGTCAAAGGATTAAATTTGCCTGATCAAAATCAATTGTTTATGATCTTGAATAACCAACACCGTACAGACCTTATTCTTGATCGTGATTCGGCTCAATATTTTGCAGATAAAAATATATTCTTTGATGCTACCACCGGTGCAGTAAGAAATGTAATGGGCTTCAAATTCTTTGAAAACAACCAAGCCCCTGTATTTAATTCGGATACAGAGAAAAAGGCTAAAAATGCGGTTATGGTTACCGGTGATCAACAAGGCTCTTTGTTCTTCTATGCTCCTAATGCAATCTATCATATTGAAGGTATGAAAATCCTGTATAAGTCGGAAACAGAGGACACACGAAATGCAGACCCGACTTCTGAATTTAGATTACAAACTTATGGTCTTGTAAATCGTGTTGTGGATTATGGCTTTGGTGCCATTGTATCTGACAACGGTTAAATCACATTTAAATACAATTTAAATTATGGCAAAATTAAATTTAAAGACTATTTCGGAAAGTGTTTTCAAACGCTATCCAAATACAGATAAAGTATTTGTTACATCCGACGGTCAAGCCTTTTTTTGTGAGGCCGATGCGAAAAACCATGCAGCAAAAAACAGGAGCGGTAAAGAATTAGATGTTGAAATGTTTCGTAAGGACGATGGCGCAACGTTTGATCTTGGCGAACTGGACAGAATGCAGCTTGAAGCATTTGTAACAAGTAATACTTTGGATATAGTATTTGACGAAACAACATCAGACGATGACTTGCGCTCGGCCATTGTTCAAGCAATTGAAGTAGCTGGAGCAAAGAGTAAAAAATCACCTAAAAAAGCTAAGAAATGACTTTCATAGGCGCACAAGTAAATAAACTAAACGGCGGACTTTCGGGGGGACAACCCTCCGAACGGGTCGCAGTATTGGTCGTAGGTGGAGCGGCAATAGCTGGTAAGTTAGAACTATACCGGGCTTATGAACTATTGCAAATAGAGGATGCCGAAAGTATAGGTATTACAGCAGAAAGTGATTCAGCTAATAAATTACTTTCTCATTACCATATCAGTGAGATTTTCAGACTGTCTCCCGAAACACGTGTACACTTAATTGTAGTACCAATAGCAACCAAGGTTAGCGAACTAAAATCATTGCCCGACTTTATCCCGGCATTACGTTCTATCGAAGATATAAACACTATTGCAGTAGCCGGATTAACCGATGACGAAGAAGCCGGTATAGCGGCACAGGGCATGCAGCTATTAGTTGATAATTTCGCGAATGACTTTATATATATTGATGCCGTGTTGTTAGAGGGTAAAGGTTCTTACCTAGCAGAAAGTATTTCAGACAATGCAGATTTGCGAATTTTGGATTGTCCTAATGTTTCTCTCATTTGGGCACAAGACCCAACTATTGCCGCACAAGATATAACCTATAAATATCATGCCGGTGTTGGTAGTGCTCTTGGTATGTTGTTAGCCCGCTATGTGCATGAGAATTTAGGTTCGGTTGACATTGAGAATAAACCTCGTGCCCGTAAGGCACAACAAGATTATCCACTAACTGATGCAAGGGCGGGTCGTTGGTTATCAGCGGCTTTAAGTAACGGTCGTTTGTTTAGTTCGATATCTGGCCCCGATCAAAAAAAACTAGATGAATTAGGGTATATCTATGCTGGTTATTTTCCGGGATATGGCGGCTGTTTCTTATCGAACTCACACACATGTACTAAAAGTGATGATGACTATTGTTATATAGAACGCAACGCTATATGGAACAAAGCGGCGCGTATTGTTAGAAATACATTGTTACCTCGTGTAAGATCGAAAGTTCAGTCAGACGCAACTACCGGATTAATCAGAAATACCACCATTACAGATTGGGACGGACGTGTACGTAGGGCATTAGAGCCAATGGTGACAGCACGCAACATTGCAGATTTTGACATATTTATTAACCCAAAACAAGCGGCAATCTCCGATAAACCTTTTAATATCCGTATTCAATTGGTGGCGGACGGTATTGTACATGAATTTGAAATCGACCTTGGTTTCACTAAATCAATTTAACAAATATGCAAGTATCATTAATTAATAAGTTCGGCCAAATGGCCGGATGGAATAACGTAACAGTAACAATGCTGGGGCGTGACATTGAGGGTATAATAGAACTTGAATACGACGATAGTGTAGAAAAAGAAAATGCTCGTGGGGCTGGTATGTTTCCCATCGGTCGCGGTGTTGGTAACTATGACGCAAAATCCGCAATAACATTATACTTGGAAGAAGTTGTTGCACTGCAACAATCACTACCTCCCGGCAAAAGAATAACTGATATTGCGCCTTTTGACATTGCGATAAGCTATGAATATGAGGGTATGATTTACAAAGATCGTATTCGCAATTGTGAGTTTACCGAAAAGAGTGTTGCCGTGAAGCAAGGCGACAAAACGATTGCGACAAAATTCAATCTTATAGTATCACATATCATGTGGAATGTGATTTAATACAATTCCCAAATAAATAGTAAGTAAAAACAAAATTCAATAATCAAAAACAAAAGAAAATGAAAAGATTTATTTTAATGGCATTCTTTGCCGTATTATCCTTTATTGCCGTGGATATGTTCGCGGGAACCGGACTAATTGATACAGCCGTCGAAACAATTTGTTTACACCCGAAAGAAAGTGTCGCAGCGTTGGCGGTTGCACCATTAACCGTCGTCGGCCTTAAGATTCCACAAGAAAAGTTTGACGAGTTAAAAGCCAAATACAGGCACTTGTACATTGTAAATGTAATAATTGACGAGAACGAATCCTATCAGTTTATTATCCGCCGGCCCAACAAAGAAATAATATCAGCAGTATCGGCCAATAAAAATGACATTACAAAATCAAATGATATACTAATTAAGAATATGGTTGTCGGGGGCGATCTTGATTGTTTGGATGACGGTATTGTTTATTCTCGCTTAATGGGCGAGTTGGGTAAAATAATGAAGCAAGGCTCCAGCGATTTTACGAAAGCATAGAAGATGCCTATACATCATTCAAAGAAAACGATATCGGGCAAATTGATTTAGTTATAAAACAAACATTCAATATAGACCCCAATAAGTTGAGCGAGGAGGAGTGGTGTAACTTCTATGCAAAATATAGGTTTTTAAAAGAATTAGACAGGGAAATCGCCGTAACAGCAACATTAGAAGCGATACTTAAAGCGACTAAAATTATATTAGATGGGCACAATAATAACACAATGGGTAGCTAAGTTTATCGACGAAATATCATCGCCGGTAGATGGTGTGACGGATGCCGCTAACGAAGCATCGGAAGCCGTTGAAGATATTGGAAAAGCCGCTAATGGTGCCAACGATGAAATAAAGAAGTTGTCGGCAATGGATTTAAGAGCCTCGGCCGATGCGATAAAAGATTTGGTTAATCAGTTTGAGCAACTTATGCAACCGGGTATGGATTTTGAAGTACAAATGAAAGAAGTACAATCCATTACCCAGATGGCCGACGAGGAAATGAACAAACTCGGTGATAGTGCCCGCGAACTAGCCTTGATTTATGGTGGTGATGCCTCGGCCCAATTGGAAAGTTTCGGAGCAATTATTGCGAGATTTGGACCCGATATTGCAAAGGATAATGATGCAATGGCCTCTATGGGTGATAATGTTTCGACACTTAGTAAATTAATGAAAAATGATGCCGTGGGGGCAATGGATGCCTTAACTACATCTATGCTTCAATTTGGCGTTGATCTTACTAACCCTCAAAATGCAGCCGCCGAAATGACCCGCATGATGCATGTTATGGCCGCGGCTGGTAATGAGGGTGCCTCAGAAGTTTCAGATACGGCCGAGGCTTTGAAAAATTCGGGTATTGCAGCAAAGAATGCCAATTTATCATTTGAAGAAACAAACTCGGCATTACAGGCATTGGCACAAGCCGGGAGTAAAGGGAGCGAAGCCGGTGTTGGTTTGCGAAATGTTCTTGGGAAAATGGGTGGGTTAGATATTATTCCACGTAAAGCACGGGAGAAATTACAGCAATTAGGGGTTGACTATGATATAGTATCTAATAAAACACTTCCATTTACAGAACGATTGCGCGAACTGAAAAAAGCACAAGGCGATGCTACTCTTATTGCCCAAATATTCGGTATTGAAAATGAAAAGTCGGCAATGGCTTTACTCGACAGTATTGACGCGCAAGAAGAAATGACCAAGAAAATAACCGGCACAAATGCAGCAACAGAAAGTGCCGCTATCGTGATGGAAAGTACCAGTGAAAAAATTGGACGCATGACGGCTTGGATTAACGATCTTAAGATTAGTTTTTTTGATGTTGCCGGTAGTATTACGCCCTTTGTCACAGGACTTGGAACAGTCGCATTTACAATAGCCAACCTAGCCGCTGCAACATCCGGCATAAGTCAACTTATTGTATTTGTCAAAAGCCTAACAATTGTAACACATCTGCAAACCGCCGCTCAATGGCTTCTTAATATCGCTATGGATGCCAACCCGGTAGGCCTAATAATATTAGCTATTGGAGCATTAGTCAGTATTATATATGTAGCTATTGAGAATTACAACGAGTTCGGCGCAACGTTATTAATGCTATCCGGGCCAATAGGGATGTTTGTCAATTTAATAATGACAATCCAACGTAATTGGGATAGTGTTGTGGCGGCTTTTGAATCTGATGGTATTCTAGGAGCAATAAAGAGAATAGGTATCGTGATATTTGATTTTATCCTTTATCCTATCCAACAAATGTTGGAGTTGCTAAGCAATGTTCCCGGCTTGGGTGATTTAGCGGGTGATGGTGCAAACGCTATTATCAAACTTAGGGAAAGTCTAAATCTAACAAGCCCGGAAACTGATTCCATGCAAAAGGTAAATAATGCCGACCCCGATTCCACACCTATAAGAAACATATTTGAATCACCAACGATAGAACCTATTGTTATTGTTCAGCAAGGAAATACAGGCGAATCACAAAAAGCAATTGGTCCGCTTGCTATTTTCCAGCAAGGAAAAACAAGCGATGCAAAAGTTAGTAGTGGAGGAACTAAAGGTATAAAAGGTGCTAAGGATGATAAAGATGGGGTTAAGCTATCGGGCGGTGGTGGTTCGGGTTCCGGCAAAGTAATAAATATGACTGTAAATATGCGAAATACATTTTCGGGAAGTGAACGCGATTCCGCACAAGATGTAGCACAACAGATATGTGATAAGTTATCGGATGGTTTAGCCGCTATATAAATAATAATATGACAGGAGAACAAAGAAACAAGGCCCTATTCGTTGCTGATGCAATACGGAACATTTTCGGAATAAACAGTCCGATATATATTCCGTGGGGTACTAAATCACATTATTATGCTCCCGACTATCCTAATATTGAACTTTTGCCGGAAGAAGAACCGGAGGGAGTGATGTCGGAATTTGGCACACCTGTTTTCGGGTCTATAATTTTTGAGGGTGGAGAGTATAATATGTATAACCGTATAACCGGTGCAGTAGAAAAAGGGAGGCATGGCGACTATACGCTACCGTATTCGTGTATTGTTGAATTTTCGCGCGATGCTAATCTAACCAAAACAGAGGTGTTAGGTAGTACAGGAAGTGTAAAAGAACTTTATGGCATAGGCGATTGGAGAATAACGATCAGAGGTATTGCCATGAACAGAAGGAACGGTAGCGGCCCAACGGCTAAAGAGCAAATTGAAACATTGGTAAGATGGTCCAATGTAAGTGACTCTATTGGTGTGCAGGGTTCTATATTTAGGGGTAAAGGCATTTATAATATTGTGATAGAATCCTTATCAATCCAACCTATTGTGGGGCGTTGGAATGCTATTCCTTTTCAGATAGAGGCTCTAAGTGATGAACCTATTGAATTTTATAATGTATGAGTGCCTTAACCATGGCCGCCGATATCACATTCACAGAATCACGCGGGCGCGTTGGATTCGGATTTAAACGTGTATCTGAAATTCGGGTAGAGAAAGGATGGAAAGATTTTACAGGTATTGCCGAAATTGTGCTCCCTCGAAATGTCCGCGATTTTAACCGAATTGAAGCCGATCGACTTTTTGAGCTGGGCGACCCCATTCAAATAAAATTTGGATATGATGCCGGAGAAATACCGATAGAATTTGAGGGCTACATTTCAGATGTTGCCGACGGTGTACCATACCGTCTCAAATGTGAAGATGAAATGTTCAAACTTAAACGTGGTTCGGTTACAGTCAGCAGAAAGGGCACAACTTTAAAACAGTTGTTAGAGATAATCGCCCCCGGCTATAAAATAGAATGCCCCGATGTACCACTTGGAACGGTGAAATATACAAATGTTGCTCCTATTGAAATATTGGAAAACCTAAAAAAAGAACTAGGTATCTATACCTATTTTATTGGTAAGGTACTGCATTCAGTTGATGGCAATTCGCAAGGCGGTGATACTGTCAACATACTGTTAGAGAGAAATGCTGTTAGTGAAAACTTGAACCGAAAAGCCAAAGCCGATGAAAAAATACTTGTACGCTTTAGATCACTTCAACGCGATGGCAAATACATAACGTTTGAACAAGGTGATAAATTCGGCACAGTTCAAATACGAAATTGGCCGTATCTGACAAGAGCAGAAATAGAGATACGCGCCCGGAGAATTATTGAGCAGCAAAAGGCCAAAGGATTTGACGGTACGATTACTCTATTTGGTATTCCACGGATTGAGCATGGTATGCGCGTGAATCTTAAAAGCCTCTTTTATAAAAATATTGAGGGTACATACTATATTGATAAAGTAGTTAAAACATTTTCGCCCGGTGGTATTAGACAAGAAATTACACTCGGTAATAAATCTATTTGATATGGATGCAATTGATAGGCTCACAGAAGCTATAAAAGAAAGGGTAAATGGGGCAAAACAAGCACAAATGCGCTATGTTGAATGTATTTCGGTGGATTGGGAAAATAAAACCATGGATGCCAAAGGAACGGCGGACGACTCAGACTATTTAGATATAATTCTTGGATTCGGATATATTGATATAAAACCCAAAGTAGGCACGATTTGCCTTATTGGTATAATTGACGGGCAAGAAGTGGTAACATTCCTTATCAATGCCGAGGAGGTTGAGTTAGTTGAGATAACCGGAACAAAAATTGTATTTAATGGTGGTGAAAATTTGGGGCTGGCCAAGATCAAAGAATTGACGGATAAATTAAATGTTATTGAAACGGCGTTTAATTCCTTATTAAGTGATTACAAATCGCATAATCACCAACACCCACAAGGCCCGACAACCTCCTTTGTGATTCCTCCAACTATCAGAGACTTAACAAAAACAGAGGTAAGCGATATAGAAAATAAAATAATAACACACTGATGAGTAGAGGTATATTACTTGACAATGAAAATGAGCTTACAGTTGCCAATGGCACACTAAAGATAGCAGACTGTACAATACAGGATGCGTTCACGGTTCTATCTATCAATCAAGGTGAACTAAAAGAAGACCCTATTGCGGGTGTTAATCTCGAACAAATGATACGCGCTCGCTTTGATAGAGAAAAGATAAAAAAAGCCGTCGAAATAGGATTAGAACGTGTCGGAGTAAGATATGAAGACATAAAGGAGCAAATAGATACAATTATTAATGGAGAAAGTAGATAATGGTAAGAATATTTAATCATGCAGTATCACATTTGATTGCCAAAATATGGCAATATATTATAAGCATCGCGGGCGGCTTATTAGTTGCTTTTGAGTCTTCTATCCCGTTTTTTATCCCGTGCCTAATATTGACGGTAATAGATATATATGCGGCTTTGTGTTTGGCCCGTAGGGTACACCAAAAGCACCCCGATCGATCGGACGGTAAATTTAAAAGTGAATACAAGTTCAAAATAATGAAAACAATGCTTATTGCTTTAGTCGCAATAATCGTTGCTCAGTATGCCGATATGTATGTAATAAAAGATTCTGATCTAGCCGTTCGGTCGGTTGTCGGTTTTTTCCTCTTTTACCAATTATGGAGTATATCGGAGAATTGGAGTTCAGAGAACGACAATAAAATTGCAAAAGCCTTTCAACGTATTATGGTGAACAAAGCCGAACGGCATTACAATGTGACATTAAGTGATATTTTACTAAACGAAGAAAAAAAAGAAGATAATGGCGAAAGTTGAATTATTAGCCCCATTTATTTTGAGTTGGGAGGGTGGTTTTGTTAATGATCCCGTCGATTTGGGCGGCGCAACAAATAAAGGTGTAACGATTGCCACATGGCGACAAGTAGGCTATGATAAAGACGGCGACGGCGATATAGATGTCGACGATCTGAAATTGTTAACCGTTGATGATGTGGTTAAAGGAGTTTTAAAACCTCATTATTGGGATAGATGGAAAGCCGACCGCATAAATAATCAATCAGTGGCAAATATACTTGTTGACTGGGTGTGGGCATCGGGTAAGCATGGTATTGTACGACCGCAAAAATCACTTGGTGTTGTGGCTGATGGTCTTGTCGGAAATAAAACATTATCCGCACTAAATGACTATCCCGATCAAAAAATGCTTTTCGATCTGATAAAAGCCGATCGTATAAAATTTATAGATGAGATTGTTGCAAGTCGTCCAGCAAACAAACGCTTTGAAAAAGGATGGAAGCGACGAATAAATGATATTAAATACACTACATAATGAAACAACTATTTTATATACTGATTCTATTTTTTGTATTTACCGGTTGTCGCTCCTTTCAAAATAGCAAGGCCGAATTATCAGAAAAAAAGGAAATTCATTTAGATAATGACATCACGTCATCGGATGATAGGTATTTGTATGAAAATATAGAGCGTGCTATAAAACAAGTGTTAAGTGAACGGCTTAATATAAATATTAAACAAAAGAAGTATGACACGGATAAGCCGATAAATCCCGAAACAGGGAAACCCCCACTTTTGGAAGAAAACGAAATAGAAATAAGCAAAGCTACTGATCTGTCAATTAATGATTCCACTCATACTAATAAATCGGAGTTATCTAATAAGTTGAATATTGATAAAGGTAAAACGACAATAAGAAGTGATACACTAAAAAAGTCAATGTTAGAAAAGAAAATAGATTCCGGGGTTAGTAATTGGGTGATTAAGATAGTTGCAATAATAATTGTAATTGGTGCAATAATATTATTTGTAAGATGGAAACTAAAGTAGTTGCAAAACAATGTGTTTTAGACTTAGCGATACAGTTGGGAGGTTCGGCCGAATCTGTTTTTTTATTGGCTATTGCTAATGGAATAGATATTACCAGCGAATTAGTAACCGGATTAACAATAACGGCTCCCGTGACAATAGATGCAAGTATATATAATTATTACAGGGTAAGAGGTATCATCCCAGCCACGGAAATAGAGAAAGGGCCGGAGGGTATAGAGTTTTGGCGAATTGAATATGATTTTATAGTAAGTTGAAAATATGGCAAGGACAGTAAGCGAAATTAAACAGCAAATGACTGAGATATTTATGGCCGATGCAGCCGTAATGTTCTTATATGATTTGCAACCGGGGCAATCATTCGATGAAAGGTTCCCAAGAGTCAGAATAGAAAGTATTTTTTTCTATATCGTAGCCTTTGCAATATGGACGCTTGAAACTCTTTTCGATATACATCGGCAAGAAACGGCGGATATAATAAGTAATCTTAAGCCTCACTCACCCCGGTGGTATCGCAACATGGCCCTTGCTTTTCAATTTGGCTTTAACCTTTTACCTGATAATGACCAATACGACAACGAGGGTAAAACACAGGAACAAATTGATGAAAGTAAAATAGTATCGTATGCCGCCGTCCGCAAGCAGGGAGGTGACAAACCATTATTAATAAAAGTTGCGAAAGATGTTGGCGACAACCTTGGCCCTTTAAATAATGACGAACAACTTTCATTTTCTGAATATATGGAACGTGTTGGCGATGCCGGCGTAGAGATTGAAGTATTAAGTACAACGGCGGATAAACTAAAGTTATCACTTGACATTTATTACAATCCTTTGGTACTGAATGCAAACGGACAACGCTTGGACGGCTCATCTTTTACGCCGGTTCCCGATGCCGTTCGGGCTTATCTTAAAGTCTTGCCTTTTAATGGTGAGTTGGTACTTGCGTTTCTAACTGATGCACTACAAAGAGTTGATGGTGTTGTTATACCTCATTTATCCTATGCCGCTTATCAATATGGAGCACTTAATTGGATAAATATAATTGTGAAGTATCAGCCTTATTCGGGTTATTTTCAAATAAGTGATGCCGATTTGAGTATTAATTATATAGCACAAAGCGAAATATTGCAATGAAACATTTTACTATAAACTATTCACGGCTAATACAACAATTGTTGCCGATTATTTTTCGCACTTCATCTGTAACGGCATTTTTAGAGGCTTTTCTTTCTCCTATCCGTTACATATACAGTTTATTCCAACGCAATAGGGATGATAATTTGTATCACTTAAATATAACACCTCAGGTGTGTTTCATTGAAAAAGCGTTGAATGATCGTTTTGATTTTGGTGGCCGACGTATTTATATAAGCAGTGGGAAATATAACAGGCAACTGTATATACATACCCGGAGTGAAAACAAGCCTGTTTTTATATATAAACGTGAAGAAAACAAGCCGGTATATTTAAGAAAACGAGATGAAGTTGGTGTCGAACGGTTCAATTTTATAGTAAATGTACCTAAAGGCCTACAATACAATAAGGCTGAGTTAGAAGCAATAGTAGAGATGTATAAATTACCAACTAAAACATTTATAATAAACGAATATTAATATGCACAAAAAATATGATTTTTCACAACTAGGTGGTGCCCCATTTGATCAACAAACGCTCGAATTTATGCAATCCGCATATTCTGAAATAACAGGAGGCTTAGCCGCCATGATTGGTAATAATGTTATAGTTTCGGGTTGTATAGTTTCGGGGCAAAATGTTACAGCGGGGTGGATTATTGTTAATGGTGAATTGTTGCCTTTTTCCGGTTCATCTACCGGAGTACAAACAACATTCGTAATTCGGGAATTAAAAGAAACTTTGATTTTTGAGGACTCAACATCACAAGCAATAGAAATAAGTCGTTTTGCCCAATTCGGGTCGGGAACTGGTGCGATTGCATGGTCAAGCCTTACCCGCTTAAATTCGTTGTTGACAATCTCTAATCACCTCGCTAGGGTTGATAATCCGCACGGAGTAACCAAAACACAAGTAGGACTTGGTAATTTGCCGAACGCTAAGACCGACGACCCAGCGGTGAACGATACTAATATTTTAGCGACGAGTAAAGCGGTTGCCACTCACGTTTTAAATAAAAGTAATCCGCACGGAGTAACCAAAACACAAGTAGGACTTGGTAATTTGCCGAACGCTAAGACCGACGACCCAGCGGTGAACGATACTAATATTTTAGCGACGAGTAAAGCGGTTGCCACTCACGTTTTAAATAAAAGTAATCCGCACGCAGTAACCAAAACACAAGTAGGACTTGGTAATTTACCGAATGCTAAGACCGACGATCCAAACGTGTCGAATAGTGAAGTTTTAGCAACAAGTAAAATGGTTTCTGCTGCTACTGCTGGCGTTCTGTCAATTTTCCAACAAGGCTTTGTTGAACTAGTCTATAATCAGTCTGGGCCGCGCATTAATATTAATAAACAGTTGGCACTGGGTAAGATTGGCGTTATAGCCAATATTTATGTGTATCAAAAAACCGATGATACATATAGTGATTTATATTTTAATACTAAAGAGCATCTGTTGTCGGCGGTGTCGTTCCGTTTCTCAAATGCTACTGGGATGGCTGAATCTGTGCGGTTTGGCTTTGATGTGACGCAAACAAATGCCAGCACAAAATATTACTTGGAATATATGATCTATCAAAAACCCTAATTATGGCAACAACGGATATAAATACTATAAAAAACTGGTTTACACGTGGCTCTAAACCTTTGGCGGCTCAATTTGCCGCATGGCTTGATTCGTATTGGCATAAAGACGAGCCTATACCAATCGAAAACATTGATCGGCTGGATGAAGTTTTAGGCAATTTCGCCACGACTCAGCAATTAGACAATACACTCACTGAAGTTAACAGGGTTGTAGGTGATGCACTCACAGAAGTTAACAGGGTTGTAGGTGAAGCCCTCAAAAAATTGGAAAATGCCGCCTCGAGTCTGCAATTAGAGCGCCGTATATCTTTCGGGATGGAAGACAATACAATGAGTATGTTCTTTGCAGAGGCACTTACCATCTATAAAATAGCTGGTATCAATGTAAATACGTTGGATTTGGTAATAAACAATGTCTCTCAAAGCGTTGCAGTGAACCAAACGATTGACTTTAAAATACCAGCAAACGCGTTGGTAACATTTTCAGTAACCCGACAAACGATTGATAATGATTTGTTTCTTTATCTGTTTGGCAAAATAACAATGTGATATGATATATACAATAAACAAAGATCAAGATACATTCGAGATAGACGACAATGTGTTTTTTCGCAATCAGTCACCGAAATTTCAAAAAGTCTTTTCAGAAAATCAACGTACATATAATGTTGCACTGTTCGATAATTGTGAAGTGATGGTTTTGAGTACTGATAAAATAGTAGTTAATGATAAAATAGAAGATTATGAATAATAAATTTAAAGACTACTATATAAACTATGATCAGCTAAATATTTATGATGTTGATTATAGATATATTTACTATTTCAGTCAGATAGCGACCTCAAAAAGTGGTGTAGGTACACGCGATAATCCTTATCACGTTGCAGTGTCTCACCTCAATGTCGGTAATGGTGGCGGTAAGACTTGTAATCTGCTTTCGGGCGGTGAGTATCTTTTGCGTCTTGCTGTAAGTGGTGATGGTCATTACCGCGATCTTATCGGTATGGGTATGCACGCAACAAAAATAAACTTCTCGCTTATATCCGATAATTTCACTCATATACGGTTTAAGGATTTAACGTTAAACGCTCTCGATCTTGTATCTGCAACACAAACGGTTACATATCGCTTTGACAATTGTGTGATTGAAAGTGGTTTTAACAAAACGGTTAATAATGCAACCAAATGTCTTGTCAAAATTCAAAGTAGTATTGTTGGTACGCGCGGAACAAACAATACATTTTCAAATACGGTGATACAAACATTATTATTTACAAATCTTTCGATTGTAAATAAATGTGACGTTGTTGTTTCGCAAGCAGATTTAACGAGTTATAATACAAGTTATAAAGGCTTCGATTCATGCCGATTCAAAATAGGCGGTGAGTTGGGTTTTACGCCATTAATCGGAAATACAGAGGCGACGTTACGTGCTGATTTTGTTAGCAGATGCGAGGCGCAAGGTTTGACCGTTCCAAGTGTGACCGATTATGATATTACCAATAAGGTTGGGCGCTGGGTGTTCGATAACGGATCGACGATCGAGGGTGCGATTATTAAAGGTTCTATCTTTCATCTTTTTGAAGAACGTTTATTTATCATTCTAGGACACACAATCAACCGAATAGAACGCATACCGATTACATTGTCTAAAAATAAACCAGCCTCGATCAGTACGGCAAATCCTAACAGCGGTTTACTTGTTGGTGAAAACTCGTTACAGTTACCCGCGAATGTAGATATAACAGACGCGGCAAGCGGTTATATAGAATCAAATGTGATGTGGCTGGGTGGTAAGAACAAAATAAACGAGGTCGGTATATTTGGTAATTTACCGATGTATTTAGGTGTGACAAGTGATGGCACGCGAGATATAGGCTCAACGCCTGTAACTGTTATTCGCGCGGGCTGGGTTTATTTGGTGCGTTCGTCCGATAAGCAATTCGCGTCAATAACCTATAACGGTTCGACCTATTCGACTTCATTAACGACTCGTAATAATACATTTATCGGTGTTGCTGGTGTGGCTTCTTTTGCTGTTGTTAGCGGTAATGTACAAGTATTTGAAGTGTTAGACCTTGCGCGGGCGCAAACGGTCAAAATGCGCGTTGTGAATGACTTACCCGACGGTTTAATCACCAGCGGGAACTTACAGGCTGATTATTGGTACTTCGTTGCTCCGAATAACTTAAATGACACAAGCGGAACTGTAACTTATAACAATGTTGTATATCCGTGTTTTGGTTCATTCTTGGTTACTAGTGCTACATTGACATTCGCTATTACTGGTAATTGCCATTTGCGCCGATGCTGGAATAAGAACTATGCAGAAAGTGACGCAACCGACAAAGCATTTTGGACTAACAGGCAAAAACCGTTTTGGTGTGATGTTGTTCCGAACGATACGCGATGCCTGATGCAAAATAATAATGACTTTGCCAACGAAATGAAGCGCGGGGCTGATGGTAATTACTTGACCTCTGGTCATAATGATTTTTACGCACTGGCTGGCGGTGATGGCGGCGTGATCGTTCCATCGTTTACAATACATGGTTCATTTGTTCAGTATCGCATTGATATTTCAACGCTAAACCCTATTAGAATTTAGTATTATGGCAGAGTATGAAAATGGATTGCCGCCTATAACCGATATATCGGACACATCTGTTTCGAGTGTGTCTATAACCAAAGCGGTTTTTAATGATGTAGAGGTTAGAAATGAAGTTACGGCGGTTAGTATTAATACAAGTGTATTCGAGTCAGCTAGTGAGTTGAGCGAATTAAATACTATATCAATCACGAAAGGCGATGCCGTTGGTAGAAATTTTGGTACGTTCTTGTAATTAAAATAGGAGGGATAAATAAGCCCTCAGTCGTTAGTAGTATCTCACCACGTACTAACGTATTCGTTAAAATAAATGCGAAGCAACGCATAACTGAGGGCTGATGCCTTTAGTTACGTTGCTTCGTTTTTTTTGTACGTGGTGAGAATACAAAGATAAGTTTTAAACACTAATTAAATAGAAATTAAATGGAATTTAAGAAACAAAAAAGCTACAAAGTAGCACCGCTACCTTTTCAAGGACAGAAAAGGAGATTTGTAAATGGTTTTGGAATCGCATTACAGGAACTCAAAGCTAATAAGGAAGTGAGTATAATAGTCGATCTGTTTGGAGGTAGTGGTTTGCTATCACATACGGCAAAGAATATATTTACTAATACTAGGGTCGTCTACAATGATTTTGACAATTATAGCGAAAGACTAAGAAATATAGATCGTACTAATAAATTATTGGCTGATATCAGATTGATATTATCAGATTATCCGAGAGAAAAGAAATTAGACGATAAATCTAAGGCCCATGTTCTTGAATGTATTGAAAAAGCAGATAAAACCGGATATGTAGATTATGTTACATTGTCATCATCTATCCTATTTTCTGCACAGTATGTAACTAGTCTTTCACAACTGAACAAAGAAACGTTATACAATAATGTTAAGGCCACAGACTACGACTTTAGCGCGGATGAGTATCTTGGCGGCTTGGAGATCGTTCGGTGTGACTACAAGCAACTATATGAGCAATACAAGGATGTGCCGGGGGTGTTGTTTTTAGTTGACCCTCCATACCTATCAACTGACACAAAAACTTATCTCTCAGACAAGTATTGGAAGCTTCGGGATTATTTGGATGTATTGAACGTTCTCACAGGCTCTAACTATGTATTCTTTACTTCGAATAAGAGTTCATTAATTGAGTTATGTGAGTGGTTTGCAGACAATCGAAGTATTGGTAACCCGTTTGAAAATTCAGTATTGAATACACAGAATATTACAATCAATAAGAGTGCAAGTTATACCGATATGATGTTGTATAAGTTTGTGAAGTAAATTTTATTTTGTGCAATAATATAGCCCCTTTCGGGGCTTTGTTTGTTTTAGTGCGTGCGTGTTTTTATGTACATTTCGTTTTAAAAATTGTGAGATTTGGATTTTTCAATAATATTATACAGAAAAATCAATTAATTGATAAAAAATTTAAAACATCTGACATTCCATATTCAATACAACAAATTAATATTGAGAATTTTAATTCAATATCTACTTTTTGGGATTTTTGTCCATCATGGCAAAATAGTTTCGATTCCATCAAAAGGACAGCCAAAGGCTTTGTTAGTATAGGAGTTTTTATCGAAAACTCACTCATCGGATATTGCGTTTTTGAACCTACTTCAGGAGATATTACTCAAATAGCAGTTGACAAACAAAACAGAAGAAAAGGAGTTGCATCACTACTGCTTAAAGAAATAGTCAGACTCAATGAAAATAATGTTGTAAAAATTATAAATACTGATATTTCATGTAGTTCGATTACTAAATTCTTAAAATCAAAAAATATTGGAATTACAGGTATGCAGTTTGAAATGATAAAAGAAATATAAAATTCTTGCAAATTGATAATTACACGACGGAGTATAGCACTGAAAACTTGAACTCTCTTGTTAAAGATTTTGAGAAAATTATTAGTTTTATGGAAATTTCAAATAATGGGCAGCTTTATACGTGAATTAGCTCAATACATTGGTGTTCGTTTTAGATACAGCTTTTTAAGGTTTGTTAAAGTACCTAAATCCTTAGATTATTTAAGAGGTAATTCTGATGATGGTGCTAACAATCTGAGTCATGGTTGTATTAATACTCTCATAGGTTTGCCAATCGTATTTCTAATAATATTAGGGCTTGCTTATTTATATTTTACTTTCCTCAACTGAAAAATAATAAATCCCCAAACAATTCTGTCTGAAGATTATATTTTTTGTGGAATGAAGATCGAAATTTAGGACTCATCTAGTGAATGTATGGATAACAATGCCAAAAACATAATTAGATAATTTAAAAGAGTAAAATAGTAAATACGAGGAAAAGTATCAATCTTAATATGCGATTATACAAATAACAAGTTAATTATAAACAACTTAATCACGAAAAAGTTTCTCTATTATTACAGGTTCACTTTTTGTTTCAAAATTATCTATCCCTACTGTTACCATATCACCTAAAAGTGATTCAAAGTCATAAATATAAGAAGTGTAATCTCCAATCTTTCCGTTGATAACTCCACTAGCATTTGCTTCAAAGACATATTTAGGATAAATAATCGTACCATCTTTTTTTTCTACACAGCGCTGAGGTTGAGCCCGATATATCCATCCAACCGTATCTTCACCTTTTGTCTCATATATCCATATTCTTGAGTTAGGTCTTGGTATTATATTACCATCTTCAGTATAACTTTTAAATGTAACAGTTAAATCAACTTCATTATCATCTGATGAACAAGCAAAAACAAAAGGAATCAATAAAAGTAGTGTAATAAGTTTTCTCAT